ATAATTACCTGTACTTGGAGCACTTACGAATGATTTTGCGTATGCCCACTTTCTACTGATTTTTAACTTATTTAAAGATGTTTCAGCTAATCTGTAAGGACTTGCTAAAGTTATGTCATAAGCATGCGAAGTAATTAATGCACTATTTGCAGTTTCTTGACCATCGGCAGCTCTTGTTTCTTCAGTAATACTGTCAAGTACAATTTCTTGATATCCAACTGAATCGTTACCAATAACAAGTATATCACCTGCTACAACTGGTTCAGTATTTGCTAAATCAATTTTGTTTGATGGAATTACCTCAAATGAAATCGAGTTACTGTTAAATGTAATTGTTTGCGCGGTTGCTATAACCTCAGAGTTTGCACCTGTGATTCGTGTAGTTGGAATTTCTTTTTCAGCAATTAAATCTGTTGAAAAGTTTGTATCTTTAACATATGCAACTTCTAATGAATTACCCAAGGATCCTGGATATAATGCATCAAATGCACCAGATGTTGTGACGTTAATGTCACCATTTGCATGGTAAGAAACAGAACTTGATTTAGCAGTAACTGCTCCATTGTCTGCACGGGCAACCCATAATGCGTTTGCGTATGAAAGATAGTCTGCAGCTACAAAGAATGTTTCATAGTTATCGTCATTGGGTTCACCAAAACGTTGTACTAATTCATTCTCTGAAGAAACAAGAATTGCTTCACCTACAGGACCCCATCTAAACACACCAGCCATTGCTGCAGGTGGTGTTGCGATGGCAGGAACCGATGCTGATGCGTCCACCTCTCGAACAATTACGGAAGGACTTACGGAAAAAGCCATATTATTCTCCTTTAATATTATCTATTTTTAAATCTATTTACTATTTTATAGTTATCACAGTTTTATTTATAATAATTGAAATTTATATCTCAAATGTTCTTTCTGGTGTAGGATCTCCTGTATCTATAAACCCGAAAGGTAATAATTCTTCATCAAGCTGTTGTTCTGTTTTTTCTTTCAACGCTGCTAAGGTATTAATATCTGTAAGTTCTCTAAAGAACCGTTGGTCAGATAACCATGCAAACAGTACTAAGGTCATTACGAGATCATCGTTCCAACCAGATTCAGCTTCATAAGAATTACCTTTTTTACTAAAACGTGATAACTCCTGTATTGTGTTATAATCCTGTATTATTAACTGATTTTGTTCAATTAATAGTTTCAATATAGAACAACCTTTTGATTTTACACTTCTTGTTGTTCGTATTCCATGATCTGCTCTCTTCCCTCCAAAATTTGATACTTGCTTCCCGGCTCTCCCGTGGTTTTCAGTAAAGAGAAGATTTTCATAGCCGTAATCCATAAAGAGTATATCTGCAACTTGTTCACCGATATCGTTAATTTCAATTAAAACTGCACTCTCATTGTACATCAGCCCTATTCTATATATAACAGAAGCAAAGTCTACTGGACTTATCGTATTATCCTTAAAGACACATACTTGCTTGTATGGCATTTCTGTTGCGTCAAGTATAGTGAACGCCGAATAATCAAGACCTTTACCTCTTGATACATCAACTATCATAACATACGAACGTTCTGGGATTACTGCTTCATATTGAGCAATACCTTCACTTTCAGTAATTGGTTTGGATGGTGCAAGTTCTTTTAGTTTGGCACCACTAATAAGAGTACCTGAACTACCTAAGAACTGACAACAATATTCCTGCTCAAATTTTTCTTGGTCAAAATCTAAAGCTTCGAGAGTTTCATCTCTCCAATTTTCATCTCTGCCAGGAACATCATACCACATTACTTCAACAAACTCATATCCATTTGTTCCTTCTTTAGCACCTTTACAAGTTTTCCAAAAATGGTTTAATCCATTAGGTGTTGAAGTCATTAATAATTTTGTACTTTTACCTGATGAAATTGTTGGATATACAGAAGCAAAGAATTCATCGAAGCCTTCAATAAACGCAACCTCATCAAGATATAGGAATGAAATAGATTTACCACGAATTGCTGAACTTGTTGTTGTTCCTGCATAAATCTTACAACCGTTCTCTAATGTTATGTTACCTTTATTCCATTCTTCAATACCTTGCTGCATCCACTTAGGTAATGCTTCATAAGCAAGCTGTACTCTTCCTAATACCTCTCTTGCCGCGTCTCCCTTGTTTGCCAATATAGCAACAGTCTTGAATTCATTAAACAAGATGTAGTGTAATATAACTGCTACTGCTGTTGTAGTCTTTCCTGCCTGTCTTGATGTTAATACAGCAACACGTCTTGAATCTGTAATCTTTCTTGTAATATCTTTTTGGTAATCATACATCTCCATTGGAATCAATCCGTGGTCAACGTGTACAATTTTGATATAATTCTCGGCAAAGTAAACTGGATCTTCAGCACACTTCATATACTCTTTAAGCATTTCAGGAGTAAATTCTATTTGCTCTCCAATCTTTTTAAGATATGAATTGCCTAGATAACCTCTATCCATTCGTGTTATCACCCTTTATCATTTTTAATAAATCTGCAGTTGAAACAATTAAATTATTATTCGTAACTTGAGTGGATGGAGATTCTTCTTCTTTGGCATATCTTTTCTTTGTTGACATTTCAACATAATCTTTGTTTGCATCAAGTAATGTTTTCATTAATGTAGATACAACTTCAAATGCTCGAGGTGATTCTGATTGTTTCGCAATCTCTGTCATTTCTTTAACAGCATCATCACCAAGATTAATAATATTCTCGATGTTAGCTTTTGCCAATTCAATATCTTTTAAATTTTCTTCTGCTTCTTTACTTATAACTGCAGGTGGTTGAACTACACTTTCTTGCGGCAAATTCTTCACAGAATCTACACTTTCTGCAAGTTCAGCTTCTTCATTAGTTGAAAAAGAATTCATTGGAATGTCAGGCAGTTTCTCTGGATTTAATCTATCCAAAGCTTCTTGCTTTTCATCTTCAGCTTCTTGTAAAGATCTCATATTCAATGCCTGCGCTATTTTATCATCTTTATCTTTCATAGTATTATTTATCCCTCGGCGGTCATCTTCCAATCACCGTCCTTATTTGTCCAAGCACAATTCTTTCGTAATCCTGATGTACTAAATCTATGATCTCTTTTATTGAAAAATAGTTCAACATCTCGTTTACGACAAATATCTTTTCCTGTAAATTCTTTATCTCTATATTCTTCCCCTAAGATACGAACATGAATTGTATATAATTCTAATATATCTTCAAGATCTCTTTCGGTTGAATAAGGAATGATTTCGTCAACATAGCTTACTGCTTTTAATTGAGTATATCTTTCAACGATACTTTGAATAGGAGGGTTCTTTTCTTTTGGTCGGTCGGCTGCAGGGTTCATTTGTAATCCTACAATTAAATAATCACATTGCTCTTTTGCATCTCTTAGCATCTGAACATGTCCTGCATGAAGTAAGTCAAAGCTACTACAAGTAAATCCAATTTTCATAATATTATTCCTTCTTAACTAGGTTCTGTATCAGATATCGTTCCGATATATTCCCAGTCGTCGTCAAATTCAATTAAGCTATAATCAACGGTTTGTGTAATGTCATCAGTTGGCGAATTATTTGCCAACATTCCAGGTTGTCCTGTTTGGAATTCTTCAAATGGAGAATTCGCTTTTATATCAGTTGCATAACGAACATCAACGAATCTGATTGTTCCTTTATCTCTTTCAGGACCAAAGAACCAACCTTTCATTGTAAAGTTTAGTGTATATAGTATACTTCTTCTTTGCGTAAATTCTGCTTCGTAAACATCTTCTGATGTAACATCACTTAATATAAGTGGTATATCCATCGGTTCTAATCCATCAATTAAATTCACAGTGCTTGTAAATTCTGGATTAAAGAACGGTAAAATCTGTTCTAATATTTTAACAGCATCTTCGTTATATTTTGCCATTATGTATAAACTGAATCCCATATTATATGGAGTCCCAGAATATACAAATCTTCTATTGCCGTTGTCTTCGTCAACAGCAGTCTTTCTTAATTTTCTTGTCGGCGCAACTTTTCTTTCGGTGTCGTATGTAAAACTTGTTAACTCAAAAGCCATACGAGGTAATGTCATAGCATAAGGTTGTCCTGCGATTGGATTACCGTTTGCATCAAAACTTGCACCACCTAATATAGCAGGATCTTGGTCAAGTCTTGCTAAAATCTTTTGATATGGTCCATAAGAGATAGGTACAATCTGTCTCTGATTTAAATTACCATCAGTGCTTGTTCTACGAACTTCTAATTGATTAAAGTATGTACCAAATAAGGCAACATATTTACGAATCGTCGAATTGTAAAAGTAATTTGCTATTGCCATTATGAGTCACTTATTTGTATGTTTTCGCTAAAAGGATCCACTTCAGAGAAGT